ACCAGAAAGACCATCTACTATTTGCTGAAGACCTAGTAGTGTTTTCATTTGATATGGGAAATTATTTCCTTGATTTCCTGTATCCTTTAAGTTTCCTATTGACATTGTTTTTATTTTTTAATTAAACTGTTGTAAATGATGTATCAACTGGAATAAGACCAGCACCAATAACCGCATCAACTTTATCTGTAAACGCTCCTGGGTAATATGCATTATAAGCATAAAAAAAAGCTGTTCCTAAAATACCATGTACAGCACGTGAATTAATATTAGTAGAACTTACTTGAAATAAAGATTGTCCAACATTAGCTACACTTCCTATATCATGTAACCAAATACCATAACAAGCAGTTGAACCAAATAAATTAGAAATACTAGATTGTGTTACAGATAAAATACCTGTACCATAAACTTCTAAGCAAGCTTCATTTTTTGCATTTAATTGAGATTGTACAAATGCTAATGTAGCTCCTGTTTGTACAACAGCTACTTTTGTTGCACCAGATGTATCTACAAATGTAAAATCAGCAGATCCTTTTACTATATTAAAACAATATATATCACCCGATCCAGTATGACTTATTTTAATTTGTGTACCATAACATCTAGATTTAAAACCATCAGATATTCTTACTCCTGTATTATTACATAAAATTCCTGTACCTGTACCACCTACTTGTACCCAAATATTTTCTAAAGAAAGTCTTTGAGCATTTGATCCTGTAAATACTATACCATTATTACTTCCATTAGGTAATACTGTAATACCTTGAATAGAAAAATGATTATTATCTAAAGCACTTGCCGATGTATCATCACCATTTACAGTAATGGTACCTATTAAATAAATAGGATTAGCTATACTTCCATTCTCACCTACTAAAAATATATGACCTTTTGTTAAAGTTACATCTTCAGTAACAGATCCTTGTAATCTAATAAAAGCTGGATTAAGCTCAGTAGCTATAACAACACCTTCAGCAATTAAATTATTAATTGCAGTTTGTGCTGCACTAATAGTTTTAAATGGAGTAATTATACTACCATTAGCTACATAACTATCAGTTCTGTTAGGATCTACAAAAAATTGATTTGTTGGTTCATATAAAATATTGTTTGCAAAATCTTCTACAGTCATTGCAACAGCTAAATAACCATCATCTCTTTTAGAATCATTAATTGCTATAGGTAATAAAACTTTAGAAGAATTAAAAGTTTTTACAACTCTACCTTCTTTAATCCAACTTATAAAATTTAAAATATCCATAGTTATTATTTAGGCTATAATATTAATATACTTAAAAAAATCCACAAAAACAAAAAACCCTAGAAGTTAATCTAGGGTTTAAGAATTTACTGTAGGAATTACTCAGTTACTAATTCCGGAATAGAAGCTTTTACTTCTTCTAAGTTGTGAATTGTATTCAATGCTACTAACACTTTGTTAGCATCTGCTAATGAAAACACACCTTTTAAGTTAGCTGCGTTTAATGCTTGCTCTAATACCTGTACTGCTTCAATTGGATTCATGGTTTAAATTTTTTAGGTTTATATTTTTTTGTAAATATAATAAATTTAAACTTACTTGATAGCTTCTAACTCAGTTTTTTGTGCTGGAGTTAATGCAGTTGCAAACCATTCTTTACCTAACATAATAGCAATGTGATCCACATTACGTGTTACAGTTGCTGTTTCTTCTTCAGATAGTTCTGCTTTTGCTCTTAATTCTGCAATTAAGTTTACACTATCATAAGCTGCTAATACAGACTTTGCTGCTTGTTCAGCTGTTACTTCTTCTTTTAAAATTTCTACTGACATTTTATTTTGATTTTAAATTATTACTAAGCTAATAAAATTTTTCTTGATACACCATTAATTATAACAGTCCATGTTCTTGTTGATGCTACAGTTTCAGTTGTTATAGCTCCAGCATTATATGTTGTAGAACCTACTACAAATTGGTTATTTGCTGTAGCTTGAGCATTAGCTCCTAGTATAACACTTCCTGAAAAATTTTGAGAATCTGCATTATCACCTATTGCCACATTATAAGTACCTGTTTGACAAAATGCCATTGAAAATCGGCCAATACCAACATTATTAGAACCTGTAGTTAATCTGTAAAATGAATCATTCCCTATAGCAATATTGTCACTTGCTGCTGAAAAACCAGGTTGTAAGGCACTATTTCCAATTGCTATATTTCCAGATCCCTCATTAAATTGACCTGCAGAATAACCAATTGCAGTATTACCATTACCAGTACCACGTTCTAATGCTGAATAACCTATTACTGTATTAAGAGAACTAACTGTACTATCACGCATTGCACCATCACCTATTACAGTATTATTACTCCCCGTTGTATTATTACCTAATGTACCATAACCAACTCCAACATTTGATTGTCCAGTTGTATTATATCTTAATGCACTAGCACCAAGTCCTGTATTTCGATCTCCTCTTGTTCTTTGTAAAGCATATGCACCAACTCCAGTATTAAAACTATTTGATATATTATTATCTAATGCATTAGAACCTATTGCTGTATTATTAGTACCAGTTGAATTAAATGTTAATGTGTAATAACCAATAGCAGTATTAAGAGTACCTGATGTATTGCTTGCAAGAGATGTTGATCCAACAGCTGTGTTATAACTACCAGTAAGGTCACCAGCTAAGGCAAATGCTCCAACTGATGTATTATGATCAGCATTTATTAAATTGCTTATAGCATAACCTCCAATAGCTGTATTAAAACTACCTGTTCCCATAATCAATGCTCTTTCGCCTATAGCTGTACAATGCGCACCGGGATTACCAGTAAGTGCATCTTTACCAAATGAAGTATTTGATGAGTTATTATTTGTTCCATTATTCCATACTGTTTTGTTAGTTTCATCATACTCAATAAAACTTGGAAGTCCTGGTGATAAAGCTAAAAAGTCTGTTACTGAAATAGCTCCTGCTAAATAGCCATCATCTCTCTTAGGATCTTTAAGACCTACTGGTAACAAAGTGTGAGATGCATCAACGGTAGAAACCGTTCTACCGTTTTTTGTCCATGATATAAAATTTAAAATATCCATAATTATTATTTATTGATTGATTGTATAAAGTTCATAATATACATACAACTCACCATCCCAGTTATCAGCATTAGCTACTGCAGGATTAGCATTATAAAGAGTAAATCCTAAACCTGTTGGTGATCCTCCTGTAGCAATTAAATAGGGAATAGCATTATCATTAGCAGCTTGGCTGTAATATACAGAGTATTGTACATAGATGTTATCTCTATTACCTACATTAAGATCTAGATCTAAGTTATTAATAAAAAAACTTACTGAATTAGCATAAGCTGGATCAGGACTAAAAACCCCCGTATTAATAATATCAATAATACCACGGGGAGTATCTACTGTTACAATACTAGTAGCTGTAATATCTAACTCATAGTGTTTAGTATTACCTTTACAGCCTGATTGTACTGCATTATCCAATGTCATTGCTACAGTAAGATATTTGTCATCTCTGTTTGGTGTCGGTACACCTACAGCAATTAGAGATCCCTCTGGAGATGTAGTAGTTATACGGTTATCTTTAAGCCAGGAAATAAAATTTAAAACATCCATGATATATATTTATTTAAAAGTTTAATATTAAATTGCCAATAAAGGTATTTTATAGTTAGCTCCATTGATTCTAACTGTCCAAGTTTTGTTAGGTGTAATAGTTTCTGTAGCTATTGCTCCTGCATTATAAGTTGTACTACCAACTACAAATTGATTTGATGCTGTAGCTGTTGCACTTCTTCCAAGTATAACAGAATTACTAAAGTTTCCAGACTCCGTTTCATAACCTATTGCAGAGTTTCCTGTTCCGGTAGTGTTATCATCTAAAGAATATCCACCAACTGCTGTATTTCTAGTAGAAGTTGTATTGTTATACAAGGCAAAATTACCTACAGCAACATTAAAACTTCCAGTAGTATTAAATTTTAAAGACTTATAACCTATACTAGAATTAAACTCGGCAATATCATTATAATATAAAGACTCAAAACCTATACCAACATTATAACTTCCAGTTGAATTAAACAAAAGACATGAATCACCTAAAGCAACATTATAGTTACCAGCACTATTAACAGTTAAACTATCTATACCTACTGCTGTATTATGCTGACCTAAGGTATTAAGAGATAATGAATACGCACCAATGGCTGTATTATAGTTACCACTTGTATTAGCAGCTAATGAATTAGAACCTAGTGCAGTATTAAAACTTCCCAGTGAAATACTTAAAGCATTCTTTCCTATTGCTGTAGAATTGCTGTTGACAGCATTAACAGTAAGTGTATTTTCTCCGTATGCTGTATTTGTTGGATTATTACTAAATCCATTATTCCATAGTGTTTTATTAGTTTCATTATATTCAATAAAGCTTGGGAGACCTGGTACTGCAGCTAAGAGATTAGCAACAGTAATACCTAATACATTACCTTGTAAACTGCTACCTATTGATAAAGGTAACACAGCATTATCAGGAATTGTTGTTATTATATTATTGGATGTCAATGGATATCCAAAATTTATTTGTCCTTTAAAACTCATAGATTTTTTATTTTAACTATAAATACTATTAATAATATACAAAAAATTTTTCACAAAAAAAAGCCCTAGTAAAAACCAGGGCCCTTTTATATAAATAAAAAATTTAATTAATCATCATGTTAGAAATAACACCTAGAAGAAATGATATAAAACACATTATAATTATTGCTAAGTTAGCTTTAGTTACTTTCTCGGTATCTTCTTGCCACATGTTATATACTTTATTGTATATAGGCATACGCCAAGAATTTTGTAATCCATACAGTATATATATAATAATTACACCAATAAGTAAACAAACAATAATCATAAACTATCAATTCTACGCTGTAAATATACTAAAGCTTTTTGTAAATCCTCTTTTTCTTTTGCAGAATTTTTTTTACCAGCTCTCGCAACATACTTAATAACATTACCTAAATAGAAATCTTTATCAAGATTCCAAGCTTCTAATACTTTAAATACTTCATACGTACTATCAGCTCCACCGTAATGCTCAGGTCTTAATGGATCTGGTTGTGGAGTAGGAGAAGTAATGTTGGTCCATTTTGGCATGTTATCCAATATGTTTTTATTGTACTCCTTTGGATCAAGCCATTTAGGTTCTTGTGTAGTGGATACATTATCTTTTCTCAAACTTTTCATAATTGATTTGTTATAGTGTTCGTAACGCAATTCATTCATCTTAGTATACTATTGCAATATCAAACTCTTTTACTAACAATTTAATCTGACCATCTAGATCAATTTTCTCAGCTCCTTCTAAAGCAAATGTTTGTACATACACTTTGTCCCCAGCTTTTACTTTTTCTACTTCATCTCCTACAGAGTGAATTTCTAACTGTGTCCATTTTTTAACTGCTTCTCTTTCGCGCTCTGCTTCTTGCATAGGGCTTAACTCAATTACTGCTTTCTCAATAACCGGTACGTTAATCAAGATTCTTTTTCCTAATAGTCTCATCTTTTCTTTTTATTTAAACGTGATTACTTTTACTACTGCCATCTGGGCACTTATTAATTCACCAACTGCGTGGTCAAACAATAAACTTTTAACTGGGTTTCCTGGCCCTTCTTGATAGGAATCTTTTAAGATATTAGCTATCTCAGCACATAATTCTTTTACTTTAGCTACACCAGCATCATTAGATGGATTGAACTCAATCCCTACTAACTGTTCACCAAATGAAAGCACCTTAGCTTCATTTACTTCAATGATTCCTTCTGGGATTTTTACAACTGTCTCTGCCATTACTTTTTGTTTTTAGTTATTATTAACCATTGAAGCCATCCTTTCAAAGCTTCTAATCTTGATTTGTTACTTGTTTTACTCATATCAATTTACTTTCTGTTTTTTTTACTTTTAAGAAACTATTCTCTAATTGCTCTTCTGTTATTACACTCAAGTAACCTTCAGTATCCTTTACAATATACTCATCAGGATTACATTTCTTAGGGCCTAGATCAGTATGCACATATAATGTCAACTGCTTTGTGTTTGCTGGTATAATAAACTCAGCTTTTCCAGCAGTAAATTCAAACACAGAATCTCTTTCATCATCTATGTATTTTAATACATCAACATATGCAGGCTTAGTCATATATCTTTCAATCATTATGCGTCAAATTTATTGTTCATAAAATTTACGGGAAGTGAGTCTTCTTCTATAGCACCATCCTCATCATAGTCTCTAGCAAGTAAATCAAACTTTACTTTTTCTAATAACCCTACTATAACTGGAATAGTAGATTTATCAACCTTCTGGAGTCTGATCTCAAATTTATCTTCTAAATTAATACTGATTTCTACAAGGATAATTGGCTCCTTTTTTTTACTCTTACTCATACTTAGTTTGTTGGTTCCACAAATATATGAATTATTTTAAATAAAAAAACCCAGGAAGTAATTCTTGATCAGAGAAACTTTCCTGGGTGTTGCAAACAGTTATATGACTGACTAAGTGGGGTTCGTCAACCAGACTTAGTGCACATTCACTTTCCTGCGCAGAGAAGACCAGATCTAGTGAGCAGTTCTTACGGTATGCTTACCTGGTACATTGACCTATGGCATCTAGCCACAGGGTGGAGTTGCGCTTTTTCTAGGGCTCGAACCTAGGACCCCCAGATTAACAGTCTAGTGCTCTAACCAACTGAGCTAAAAAAGCGGTTCTGTAAAAAAGCCCTGGGATTTTACACCAGGGCTACACAACATACTAGGATTTGCGGAAACAGCACCTAAACGACAGAGCAAATATATACAACATTTCTTACCCCACATATAATTTCAAAAAATTTTTTATAAAATTTTCATGATGTGTAATAACCCCCCCCACTATGTTACCAAGTGGTAACTTACCCCATGGTAACATCTCTCTGAGAGATTCACTAATATATACTTGGAGTATTTGGGGCCTGTATATGTAGTGAGATGTTTGGGTCCCCTAGTGGAGCAACCCCCCGCCCCGCGCTTCAGGCCTCCACCCCCCATGCTTGCTCAACCACATATTGCATATGTAATATAACTATAACATTTTTTCTAGTGAAAAAATGGTCAACCCTACATACATAATAAAATTATTTATTATGGAATCTAAATTTATTCAAACACAAATCTTTCTGGTGAAAGTTTTGTCTTCAAAGAAATTTGATAAAATGTTTGTTCTCAAACTTGTCAATAGTGACAAGTTCTTACCCAGAACATTTGTATCCAATCTACCTGCAGGTACCAAGTCTGGTGACTTGATGTACCTTGACGGCAGATTGTACACTAATAAAGCTGGCTATGAAGCCATCTATATCAGTTCAGCAAGACCAGCTTAGGCTGGCTTTGCTTTTCTTTTTTCCCTCCTTTCAATCAACCTTTAACTTATACTAAAATATATACTCTCATCCAAGCAGGTATTAACACCAGAAGATTGATGTATTATTCATCTTCCAATAGGGAAATCAAGGATTGCAACCTTGTGAGAGTATTATACTGCTATTGAGTTAACTGAACAAATGATGTTCTCATAGCAGTATTATTATGTAGCAAAATGTAATAGAAAAAGTCTGATGACTTTTTCTTTTTCTTTTCCCTCCTTCTTATCAACCCTTAATTTATAATAAAATAAATTTTATTAATAATTAAAAACAAGTAACATGAAAGCAATTTACACAGCTTCTCCAAGAAGCAAAAAAGGAAACATTTTTCACATTTACAATGTAGTAGGAACAGTAGCAGAAATTGAGGAGTACAAAAACTCACCAAATTTCAAACAGTATCCTTCAAT